ATTATAATATGATGAATGACAATAAGAAGTTAAAATTTGTTAATGGTGATTGTACAAAATGGTCTGCAGCAGAAACAATGGCATCTTTTGTTTCAATGACATATGGGCTCAAAGATCATATTCCAACTGGGATGTTTAATTTAATTAAAACAACATTTTGTTGTTGGGCGAATAAGGAAATACAAATACCAATTGAATTGATAAAAAAGAATATAGTTACAAACAAAACAAAATATTTGAAAAATCTTTCCTCTGGCAGATTTAAAAGCACACATAATTTTTTACAGGGAATGTTTAATTATGCTTCATCCTACAAAGCTGTTTGTTGTGCAAATTATACATACCATACTTGGAAAGAAATTTACCCAGAATCAAATTTAAAAATATTTCATATGGAACATTCCGATGATTATATCCTTATTGTTTTATATGATAATGAGTTAGAATTTGAAAAATTTAGAGTATTACATAAAATAATGATGAAATTGCATGGTTATAATGATAGTGATAGGAAAACAAGCTGTCAATCCTTTTTAATGGAATTTGTTTCATTAATGTCTTATAATGGTATCATGCTCTACCCACATATTAAAAAATCAAAAGAGGTCAATTTAAATTTACCTTGTATTGGTTATAGATCAGATATGGAGGCTGCATTGTCTAGAGTCGGGGAATGTATGAGGGTTGGTTGCAATCAAAGTTTTCTTTATTTTATGCAAAAATTACATGGCATATGTGTAGCAGATGCTTATTCAATTTTACCCAACATGAGAAATAATTGTGATAGAAGCATTGAAACTCTTTATGCAACACCAATAGAATTATTTGGTTTATCAAACACCTTACCAATTTTTTCCTTGTTTTGTAAAGGTAATGTTAATAATTATAGGTTATATCATTATGGAGATGAAATTGTCAGAAAACAATTGATGGCATTATATATAATTGGCAAAGAAGTGAATGATAAAACTGAATACTCTGAAGAAAATCAAGAATATTCCTATAGTTTATATAATCCAAGATATTATTATGAATATGATAGTCAAATTATTTATAATTTGAGAAATAATTTAGACATTGATCCAGAAAAAATAGCAGAATTTTGGGAGAATCATATTTCCTATAAATTTATGAAACCAAAACATATTGACAGCATGATAAAATGGGTTAAATGTATGTTTTTCAACAGATCATTTACAGAGGCTTATACAAAAACTTCTAGAACAAAAATGACAATGAGAATATCAAAATTTGTTAGTTCAAAAATATTAAAGGAATATTTTACCTTTGAAGATATGAAAAAACAGTTAGACTCTGGTTTTTTAGACCTTAGAACTATGATAAAAAAAATATATAATGAAATTGATAAAATAAATGTTAAAAGTTTGAATTCA